GCCATCGAGACGGCCCGGGTTTTCACCAGCGCCGAAGGCCGTCGCGTGCTGCATCACCTCCGCGCCATGACCCGGGACCGGGTACTGGGCCCCGATGCCAGCGACGCACAGCTTCGCCATATCGAGGGTCAACGCGCCCTCGTTGCCCACATCGAAAGTCTGATCGAGCGTGGCCGCCGCCCGATCGTTCAATCATCAGTTCCCAACCACGAAGGAGATACCGAACATGTCTGATGACACCGCAGACATCGAACAGCCGAACGAAGTGGAACCCACCGTTGCCGACGACACCCGACCGGACGGCCTGCCCGACAAGTTCTGGGATCCCGACGGCGGATCGGTTCGCACCGATGCGCTGATCAAATCCTACAATGAACTTGAACGACGCATGGGCAATGCGCCCGCCGGTGCGCCCGACAGTCCGGACGCCTACAACATCAATGCCCCGGAAGGCTTCGAAACCGTTCTCGGCAGCGACCCGGATGTTAACGCCCGCCTGCATGCTGCCGGCTTCAGTCAGGATCAGGCTGCCCTGGTCTACGAACTGGCGGCAGAACGCCTGATGCCACTCGCCCAGCATATCGTCGCCGAAGCGCGATCAAGCGGCGAGGCCCGGGTGCTGGCGCAGCACTTCGGCGGTGACGCAGCCTGGCAGAAGCTTCGGCCTCAGATCGAGGCCTGGGGCAAGTCGCGCCTCGGTGAGACTGCCTTCAACGCAATGTCGACGACCGCCGACGGCGTCATCGCCATGCACCGGATGATGAAATCGGGCGAACCATCGGTGCTGCGCGACGGCAGCGGTTCCGCCGCTGTCCTCAGTGAAGCTGAGCTTCGCCGCAAGATGGAAGACCCGCGCTACTGGCGCGATGAGGACCCGGCCTACGTCGCGGAAATCCGTCGCGGCTTCGAAGCCCTCTATCCGAACTGACATTCCCAACCAGCCCCCAACCACAGGAGACAACAATGTTTCAAGACGATACACCCCCGGCAGCAAGGCCGGGGCTGCAACCCGCTGCGCGCGATCCGTTCGGTCGCGTGCGCACCAGCGACGGCAGTCAGGAGAACCTGAAGTCGATTGCCGATCTGGCGAACATCAAGAAGCCCGTCGGCATTGATCTCGACAACAATGCCGACGATGTCGCCCGTCTCGAGATGCTGCTCGACCAGACCGGCGACATGGACCTGAAACCAAGTGAAGGGCCGACCGGATACTTCGGTCAGCGCCTGCTCGAGGCCATTACCCGGTTTCAGAAGCGCATGGGCCTGCCGCCGACCGGCATGGTTCGCCCCGGCGACCAGACCCACCGCGCGCTGCTCGCCAAGACTACCGAGCAGATCGACACCCTGGATCCCGCGTTCGAGGGGGAACCCGCCATGGGCCGTCCCGGCCCCGCAGGCCCCTCGACTTACTGACGGCGCCGCCTCGGGCGTTGGTATCACGTGACACCAACGCAACCCGACCGGGAACGCCTCATGCCCCTCAATCACCATCAAGGAGAACCGCATGTCCACGGACGTGGAAGACTCATTCGTCAAACATTACCAGGCGGACGTTCATCTGCAGTATCAGCGGATGGGCTCCAAACTGCGCAACACCGTGCGCGTGAAGAACAACATCATCGGTGCCACCACCACCTTCCAGACGATCGGCAAGGGCACCGCCTCGACCAAGGCGCGGCACGGCAAGGTGCCGGTGATGAACGTCAATCACACGCCGGTCGAGTGCACCCTCGCCGACTACTACGCCGGTGACTGGGTCGATTCGCTCGACGAGATCAAGACTAACATCAACGAGCGCAACGTGACCGCGCGCGCCGGTGCCTACGCCCTCGGGCGCAAGACCGACGAGCTGATCATCACCAAGCTCGATACCTCAACCAACTACGCGGGCGATGGCTCCGACGGCCTGACCAAGGCCAAGGTGCTGGAAGCCTTCGAAATGCTGGGCGAGGCCGATGTACCGGACGACGGCCAGCGGTTTGCGGTTGTCGGCTGGAAGCAGTGGTCGGACCTGCTCGGCATCGACGAATTCGCCAAGGCGGACTATGTCGGCGCGGAAGACCTGCCGTGGCGTGGCACCCAGGCCAAGAGCTGGCTCGGGACGCTGTGGATTCCGCACTCGGGCCTCACGGTCTCAAGCTCGGTACGCTACTGCTACTGGTATCACCGCACCGCCATCGGTCATGCCGTCGGTGCCGACGTGAAATCCGACATCACATGGCACGGCGATCGCGCCGCGCACTTCGTCAACAACATGATGAGCCAGGGCAGTTGTCTGGTCGATGCCACCGGCGTCGTCTCAATGCGCTGCCTCGAATCTTAAGGAGGTGATTGATGGCTTATACCGCTAGCAACCTGAGTGTCCTCGCGTATGCCAACGGCTTCACACTGTGGCACTACACGACGACCGACACCGCCGCCGAGACCGAGGCCGCCAATTACTTCGACAACGCGGCCGATCTGCTGCGGGTCGGTGACCTGCTGCTGGTCAGTGCCGATACCGACGGCACCCCGGCCAGCCGCCTGACCGGTATCGGCGATATCACGTCGGGCGCGGTGACGCTGGGGCAGATCCCGAACCAGGCGGCATTCGTCGCCGATCCGTCGGGCGGCTCGACTGTCGACACGGAATGCCGCGCACAACTCGCGGCCGCCCTCTCGGCGCTGCAGACGTCCGGCCTGATGGCCGCGTCGTAACCGAACCCTCTCTGGTTGAGGCAAACTCGCGGGCCCCGGCAGCAATGTCGGGGCCTGCATTCGTCTAAACGTGCGCAATTGAAATGATCGTTAAACTAAAAATGGTATTGCACAAACATCTCGAAAATCTAAAGTAGGTTGTATTGAGATTCGGAGTCGATCCAAATGTCGAAGAAAGCAAAGAAGAAAGCTGTGGCTAGGAAATTCGCTGCAAAGAAGTTGGCAGTATCCGGAAGTGTTGCCGGAATAGCGAGAGATCTTCCAAAACCCTCTGCCCATGGACGTTTCTCACAATCCGAGATTCGCCAAGCGGTTGTTGAGGCTCTGAGCAAAGCAAGTTGAGTTCTTCATACGACAAGAATGTTTTTATCAACTGTCCGTTTGATAAGAAGTATAAGAAGATGCTCGATGCTGCAATCTTCGCGATTATGGCGTGTGGCTTTATCCCGCGAGCGGCGCTCGAAGAAGATGACGGTTCCAACATCCGGATCGGCAAACTTTATAGCATCATTGAAGACTGCCGCTACGGCATGCATGACCTGTCGCGGACGCAACTCGACTCGAAAACCAAATTGCCGCGATTCAACATGCCTTTGGAGTTGGGAATTTTTCTTGGCGCGAAGCACTTCGGTTCCGGTAGGCAGTCAGACAAATCTTGCTTGATACTCGACAAAGAACCTCATCGGTTTCTTGCATTCATATCTGATATCCGGGGACAAGACCCCCGAAGCCATGACAACGACCCGGAAAAGCTTGTCGGCCAGATTCGGAAATGGTTGAGAAATGCATCCGACAGCGACGCTATTCCGGGCGGCGGCGCCATATGGGACCGATACCAAGAGTTCCTGAAAGCCTTACCAAAAATTTGCAAACCACTCGAAGTCAAACCTTTGGAACTAGAGTTCAAAGAGAAGCGCGACATCATTCATGAATGGCTGGAAGCCCGAAAAAAGCAAAAATAGATAGCCGCGTAACAGCCGCCCTCCGGACGGCTTTTTCTTTACCTGAACAGCACTAACCACCACCAACCACATTGGAGAACACCATGGCGATCAGTTCGATTGCGCTGTCGGCGCGCGCGCTTCTCAAGCTCGGCGCGGACAGCATCACCTCGTTCGAAGACGGCACGGCGGAGGCCGAGGTCGCCGCGAACCTGTATTCGAGCACGCGGGACGCGCTGCTGTCCTCGTACCCCTGGAACTTTGCGACCGGGCAGACGACATTGCCGAAGCTCGCCGCAGAGCCAGTCGCTGACTTCGACAACGCATTTCAACTGCCCGACGATTTTCTGCGCGCGCTGTCAGCGGGTTCGGACACGCGCGGACGCGGCATCCGCTACCGTATCGCCGAAAAACGCCTGCACGCGAACACCGATGATGTCGTGCTGACCTACATCTTCCGCCCGGACGAAAGCACCTTCCCGCCGTTTTTCGATCAGGCACTGATCGCGCGCCTCGCCGCCGAGTTCTGTATCCCGCTGACCGAAAGCTCGAGCCGCGCCGAACTGCTGTTCAAACTCGCCGAGCAGGAGCTCCGCGCTGCCCGCGCCACTGACAGCCAGCAAACGACGACCTCCCGGTTTGAGGATTTCTCGCTGATTGATGTGCGGGCCTGAGCGAGTTCTAGTGGACTTGCCGCCTGTCGTATGGAATGACCAACCCACAATCAACGCAACGAACAACCGAGACCAGCCGCCCCAATGAACGCAACGCAACGCCCGCATGAGATCAACGGCGACGAGCGGCTGACGCCCGTCGATCGCCTGCGGTACCTTGCGATCAATGCCTGGCGCAATTTGTCCGGCACGTTCCCGCGGCTGCCCGCGAGACACTGGGTGCCGGACGCCGCGACGCTGGCTGCGCATACGTCTTTCGCCGGATCGCCAGGGCGCGTTCAGATGGACATGTTCATTGCCAGCGAACTGCCGAAGATCATTCCGCCCGGTGAGATTCGCGTCCTCGACCTCGGCTGCGGTGCCGGTCACCTGCGGTTTGCGCTCGCGGCGAGCGGGTACTCGGGGACCTATACAGGCGTCGACATCTCGGATCACCGCTTTAGGTCCGAGGACAACGAAGCATTCCCCAACCCGACGTTGCTGCTCGGTGATGCCGCGACGATCGATCTCGGCGGACCCTACGATCTCGTCATCTCGATGTCGGCACTCGAGCACATTCCCGACGACAGGACAGCACTCGCCAATGCCTATGCGGCACTGACTGAAACTGGCCACCAGATTCACCTGGTACCGAACGGCGCGGGATTGGCGCTCTATCTCTGGCACGGTTCGCGTCAGTACAACGCGCGTCAATTGGCCGAGCGTTTCCCATCACCGCGGCGACAGGTTTGGCAACTGGGTGGACTGTTCAGTTTCATCCTGCATGTTCTTGTCGTCACCGCATTCGAACAAATCCTCAGGGTCAATCTGCGCAAGATGGCGCCAAACCTTTATGCGCGACTCAATCGTGGTGCCACGCGACTGGACGTCTTCTGCCCGCTCGGGGCCGCGACGACTGTCGTCATGACGCCGAAGCTCGATGACTAGATAAGCACACAACCACTCGACACCGACCCAACCCGCCTTCGGCGGGTTTTTTTGTGTCCGCACCTCGCCAACAGGAAAGGAGGCCCGATGGCCCGCACCCGTATTCAGAAGACCAACTTCACCGCCGGCGAGATCTCGCCCGAGCTGTTGGGCCGGGCCGATCTGCGCGCCTATGACAACGGTGCGGGAAAGTTGCGGAATGTGTTCATCCAACCAACCGGCGGGCTGCGCCGGAGGCCCGGGCTGCGCTATCTCGCGACCCTGCCCGGCACAGGGCGGCTCGTCGCGTTCGAATTCAACACCGAGCAGACTTATCTGCTGGCATTCACCGACGCCCTGATGACCGTTTTCCGCGACGGTGTCGAGGTTGCCAGTGTCGCCGCGCCCTGGAGCGAAGCGCAGATCGACGGCATCGTCTGGGTACAGAGCGCCGACACCCTGCTCGTCGTGCATCCGGCCGTCGCACCACGTCGCATCACCCGCACATCCGATACAAGCTGGTCGATATCGACCTGGTCATTTGCCGAGGAGTCCGGACGTCTGCAACAACCACACCACAAGTTCGCCGATGACGATGTCACCCTGACGCCAAGTGCCACCAGTGGCAGCATCACCGTGACCGCGTCTGATGATCATTTCGTCGCCGATCATGTCGGGACCCGCTTTCGCATCGGCGACAAGGAAGTCGAGATCACCGCCTATACCAGCGCGACGCAAGCAACCGCCAGCGTCAAGGAGGCCCTCGGCGGCACCGGCGCGACAAAGGACTGGTCGGAGCAATCGTTCTCGGACGTGCGCGGCTGGCCGCGATCCGTGGCGTTCCACCAGGACCGACTGGTGATCGGCGGCTCGCGGGATCTGCCGAACCGGCTATGGCTGTCGAAGTCGGCGGACCTCTACAATTTTGATCTCGGCGAAGGCCTCGACGACGAAAGCATCGAGTTCGCGATCCTCAGCGATCAGGTCAACGCCATTACGTCAGTCTTCTCGGGCCGCCACCTTCAGGTCCTGACCTCCGGCGCGGAGTGGATGGTGACCGGCGATCCACTGACGCCCGAAACGGTACAGCTCAATCGACAGACGCGGATCGGTTCACGGATCGATCGCAACGTGCCGCCCCGCGACGTCGACGGTGCCACCCTGTTCGTGCAGCGTGACGGTGTCGGCATCCGGGAGTTCCTGTTCGCCGATGTCGAACAGGCCTATCAGGCGAACAATCTCGCGACCCTCGCCCGACATTTACTGACCGGGATTATCGATCAGGACTACGATCCGGCAAACCGCCTGCTTCACATGATCGACGCAGACGGCTCGATCGCCACCGTGACATCGTTCCGTGCGGAGAAGGTCACGGCCTGGTCGCGCCAGGAGACCGATGGCACATACGTCGCCATCGCGGTCAGTGGCACCGAAACCTTCGTCATGGTCACCCGCGAGAACGGCACCTTCCTTGAGGTCTTCGATGCGGACCTCGCGACCGACGCGGCCCTGACCGGCACGGCGGATCCGGCGACAACGAGTTGGAGCGGCCTCAGCCACCTCGAAGGCGAGGCCGTCAAGGTTGTCGCCGACGGCGCGGTTCTCCGTGATCACACGGTGGCGAGCGGCGCCATAGAACTGGGCGAGGCCGCCGCGAGCCTTGAGGTCGGGCTCGGGTTCACCCATGAGGTCGAACCGCTACCCGCCGTCGTCGGCAGCGGGCCCGGCGCGACCCAGGGCGGACGCCTGCGCCCGATCACCCACACTTTCCGTCTGCTCTCGACATCGGCGCTGCGCATCGATGCCGGCAAGGGATTTGGCGAGGTCCCGTTTCGACGCCTCGGTGCCGGGGTGCTGGATGCCGCACCGCAGGCCTTCAGCGGCGACAAATCGATCCGCGCCTTCGGTTGGCGACGTCCGGGCATCGATCCCCTGTGGCGGATCGAACAGGACACGCCCCTCGCCTTCACCCTGCTTTCGGTTTCCAGCGAGATCGCCGTCAACGATTAACCACCACCGCCAGCACAGGAGAACACCATGACAGCAGTCGATCCCGTCAGCCTCGCCATCATGGGGTTGTCGACCATGTCGACCATCCAGAATCAGAAAGCCGCACAGAAAAATGCCGTCCGTCAGCAGCAGGCACAGCAGGCCATCCAGCTTGAGCAGCAGCGCCAGGCGGAACGAGATCGCAAGGACGCACTGAAACGCGCCGTCGCCAAGAAACGCGCCCGCTTCGGCGCCAGCGGCCTGACCAGTGGTAGCGGCTCGGCGGCGGCGATCCTCAAGGGCCTGACGCGACAATCGGAGCAACTCGCCACCGACAATCGTCGCCTCACCGGTTTGGCGGCATCAGGGCAGCCCAGCTTGTTCAATGACAAGTTCGGGTTGGCGGCGAACCTGCTCGATACCGTCAACACGCACACACCGATCATGAACCTGTTCAGCGACAAGAAGGGATCGTAGTCATATGGCCGACCACATTCAGATCAACGATATCAGCCCGCGTATCCAGTACACGGCCGATGGATCGCAAACCGCCTTCACCTATCCGTTTCCGATTTTCGAGGACGCCGACATCGAGGTCTATGTCGACGAAGCGTTGAAGGTCCTCTCGACCGATTACACCGTCAGCGGCGCCGGCACCGACAACGGCGGCAGCGTCACTTTTCTGACCGCCCCGACGGCGGATGCATCGGTCACCTTGATCCGCAACCTGACGGTCGAACGCACATCCGATTTTCAGGAGTCGGGCGAGTTCCGTGCCAAGGTCATCAATGACGAACTCGACAGGCTGGTCGCGATGCTGCAGGAACTCGAAGCCGCCATCGCCAGGGCGCTGAGGATCAGCGACACCGATACGGCGGATGCGCTGGTCCTGCCGGACACGGCAACGCGGGCGAACCAGTACCTGGCGTTCGATGCGTCTGGTAATCCGATCGTCGCGGCAGATGCGACCGGCTATGCCGCCAGTACCTTTATGGCGACGGTGCTCGATGATATCGATGCGGCGGCGGCGCGAACGACCCTCGGGGCCGAAGCCGCCGACCCGGACATCCTGAAAGCCGACGCCTCCGACTCCCTGACCGCCGGTATGCTTGGCGCATCTCATGATCTCGGCAACCTGAATGCGGCAACGACATTGTCGATTGCCGACGGCAACATCCAGCACGCGACCATGACCGGGGCGTTCACCCTGACCGCCCCGGATGACACCGACGAAGGCTATATCGAACTGGAACTCGGTATCGATGCGACCGGCGGGTACGCCTTGACCCTCTCCGGTTTTAACGAAATCGCCGGGTCGTTCGACAACACCGCGAACGCGGTCAATCTGCTGCGGGTCTCGAAACTGAACACCAACACCTACCTGGAGATCGCGCAGGCCGCTTAGCGGCGATGCCAGACCCAATACCTTTCGATTATCCAACAACTGGAGAAACAGATGCTTGCCTTCTGGAACGGCGGCAACCCGCAGGTTGTCCGCAACACCCGACGTGTGCTCATGCCCAACGGCGACGTTCGCCTGAATGCCGGACCGGACCCGGATGACGATCTCTATGCCTTCATCGCGGGTGCCAAGCCGACGAAGTATCAAGCGATAACTGCGCGGTCTTACGCCAACGACGGCTGGACGATCACTGAGACCAACACCCTTTCGGACATTGCCGCCGCGCGCGCGCGCGACCTGAGAAAAGCTGAAGTGCGGGCAAAGGCCACGGCGGTCATGGACGGCGGCATCGTCTTCAGTATCGGCCCGACCGATCTCGCCTCGGATCGGGAAGCCGTTGAGGAAGTTCTCCTCATTCTCGAATGGGCATCGCAGGGCCACAACATCCCGGCCGGCGTGATGTTCACGGACCTCAACGGGAATCAGGTGTCGGCCGGGCCGGACGCGGCCACCCGCCTGCTCCGTTTGCAGGCCTATGCCGCAGAACTTGCCGAACATCGGGTCATCACGCGGATGCGTCGGGATGAACACCTCGCAGCGATTGATGCACTGCCCGACATCCCCGTTGGCGACATCGCCGACTACGACTTCAGCGCGACCTCCAGCTATGCGGCCAGCGATGCTTCCTATCTGTCCTCGCAGGGCTGGCCGGCAAACGCGGGCGCATGACCATGCTCGTACGCAAACCTTTCTCCATCAGCGGCGGCTACATTATCGAGAACGCTGGGCAGTTCGGCGGCACGACGAGTGACAACCTGTCCCTTACGTTCGGCACCGGCGACAGCGACAAGGTTTTCTCGTTCGGTGTGCAGGGTCTGAAGAAGCATCTGAACGGGTCGCAGCAGACGATCTTTGGCGCAGACGCGACGGGTTCGAACAATGAGTTCGGCATCCTCTTCGACAGCAACGACCGCATTGAGATCAGGCTGGGCGGTACAGGTTACAGAACGACAAGCGCCCGCTTCCGTGATCCGACCTGCCTGATGAGCATTCTTGTGCTTGTTGATACGACGCAAGCCTCGGCAGCGGATCGTATCAAGCTCTACGTCAACAATGTAGAGATCACTGCTTTCGATGTGTCGTCCGATCCTGCTCTCAACTACAGCCCTCCGTCCGTCAACACGGCGGTTGCTCACTACCTTGGAAGATGGGGTGCGTCAGCTGCCAATCCATTGGACGCGACGGCGCATGGCTTTTACTTCGCGGACGGCATCACGCTTTCGACAACCGATGTCTGGGAGAGTGACGACTTTGGTGACGACGCGCTTCCAGCAAACCTTGCGCGTGTGGCTTCGTGGGGCACGAACGGTTTCATCGTGCAAGACCCATCGACCGGCGTCGACAGTTCGGGCAACGGCAACGACTGGACCGTCAACGGCACCATCACCCAGGTTGGGGATACGGCCACCGACAGTGTGTCGAAAGGGGTGGGCAACTACGCGACGTTCAACCCCGTTATCCCAAGCGCAGCTACGCTCTCCAATGGCAACCTGACCATGCACAAGTCAGGTGCGGGCAACGATGTTGCGCTAACGACTCTTGCCGCCGATGCTTCTAACGATACTTACGTTGAGTTCGTCGTTGTTGCCACTGGTGGCGGCTCAACACAGGTCGGCATCATCGAAGTTAATCCTGCCGATAGTGACACCACGAAAGTAGGTGACACCGGAGGATATGGTTATCGTCGCGATGGTGGGAAGGACGTAAACGGCTCCTTCAGTGCGGGGTGGGGTAGCACCTTTACCACTGCTGATGTAATTGGCGTTCGTCTCAACGCTGGCACCCTGACGTTCTACAAGAACGGATCATCCGAAGGGAACATGGCAACCGGCTTGACCGGTTTGTTTTACTTCGGCGCGTCTGGTGAAAGTGGTGCAAGTTGGACAGTGCGCGTCGATGGCACGGATTGGACGCAGACACCCTCTGGTGTCACTGCAACGAATGCTCTCGCCACCCAGAACCTTCCCGAAAGCACCGCCATCTTGTCGGAGCATTTGGCCGTCGTGCTGGATACCGGCACAGGCTCCGCAAAGTCCGTGACAGGTGTTGGCTTTCAGCCCGATCTTGTTTGGAGAAAGGACCGTGACGCCGCGAACGACCACCGGCTGTTCGACAGCATACGAGGGGCAACGAAACGTCTGTTCGTGAACACGACGGCGGCTGAAAGCACGGACGCAAACAGTCTCACATCGCTCGATAGTGATGGGTTCTCCTATGGGATCGACGTGGGCGGCAACACGAACACGAACCGCTATGTCAGCTTTTGCATGTCGCTGCCCACCGATTACAGCGGCGCAACAACCGGCGCAGGGACAGCGAAGACCTACACCACGAAGCTAAACCAGACGCTCGGTGTCGAGTTGATCAAGTTCACCGGCAACGGCACGGCTGGTCACACGATCCCGCTCAATATGGGATTGGGCATCGCGCCGTTCATGGTGATCATCAAGAACCTTGACGCTACCGAACCTTTCTTGATCTGGCATGAGGGTCTGACGAGTGCCGCATACTTCCTTAATCTGACAAGCACCAATGCGGAGTTGTCTAACTCAACGATTTGGAACAGCACCGCGCCAACCTCACTTGCAATGACGCTTGGGAGTAACACGGCCACAAACGCCAATACTCAAGGGCACCTCGCCCTCGTCTTCTACGAAACCGACCTGTGTAAGAAGGTCGGTCCTTACGAAGGCAACGCGAGCGCTGATGGCATTGTCGATTACAAAGCCGGTCTTGTTGAATGGCTGATGGTCAAGAATATCGACGCCGCTGGGTCGTGGCCGATCCATGATGGTGTTCGCAATCCGACGAACCCGCACACCGGGACACTGTTTGCCGATACGTCAGCAGCAGAGAACTCCGATGCTGACATTGACCGACTGGCGACCGGCTGGAAGGCACGGCGGTCGAGTACATCGTTCAACTCTGCAAACACGTTCGTCGGCGTCGCCTTCGTCAACCCGCTCAACCCGAAAGGGCGCGGGCAAGGGCGCGGGGTGCCGCAGTGATGACAGAGGTAACCCGAAACACGCTGGAGCGTCATATCCAGACCGGCATCGCCGCCGTGCTCGTCGGTCTCGTCGGCTGGATCGGTATCACCATCACCGGCATGACCGAAGCGCAGGCGAGACTCGAGGAACGCGTCTCATCGATGCAGCGCGACATCGACAAGATGACGGCGAAGATCGACGGCGGCATCCTGCCGCAAACCCGGATCGAACTTCGCGGCCTGCAGGACCAGCTCGACCAGCACGAGAAGGCTCTCGATACCGTCTGGCCACGGCTGCGCGAAATGAAGGAACGTATCCAACGTCTTGAAGGCCCGGATGGCGAACGATGGCAGTACTGACGGCGACGCCGTGAGCGAGCACCCGCACGGCTTCACCGACTTCCTCACAACCTGGAATGCCCTGCAGCAACTCGACACCCCGGACATCCACCGGGAGATGGCAACCTGGCTCGACGAGCGATGGGCGGCGGGTGGGCGCGAGCTGTTGCTGATGGCGTTTCGCGGCGCGGGCAAATCAACCCTCGTCGGACTGTTCGCCGCCTGGCTGCTGAGCGTCGATCCCGGCATTCGCATTCTCGTGCTGTCCGCCGATCATGCGCTGGCGAAACGCATGGTGCGCAACGTCAAACGCATCATCGAACGCCATCCGGCGACAAGGCATCTTAAACCGTCAAAGACCGAGGAGTGGGCGTCCGATCGCTTCACCGTGTCGCGTGACCGCGAGTATCGTGATCCTTCAATGCTGGCCAAGGGGATTGGCGCCAACGTCACCGGCTGCCGGGCGGATGTGGTGATCTGCGACGATGTCGAGGTGCCCAACACCTGTGACACCCCGGCAAAACGCGAAGACCTTCGCGAGCGGTTGGATGAGATCGACTATGTCCTCGTGCCGGGCGGGCTGACGCTCTACGTCGGCACGCCGCACACGCGCGACAGCCTTTACCTCGACACCATTCCGGGGGGCGTCGACGATGACGCACCCTACCTCGCAGGGTTCGAGCGTCTCGAACTGCCGTTGCTCGACGACGACGGCGAGAGCCGCTGGCCGGAACGTTTCCCACTATCGAAGATCGAACGCATCCGACGGCGCAGCGGTCCGGCGAAGTTCCAGAGCCAGATGCTGTTGCGGCCAAGCGCCCTGATCGACGCAAGGCTCGATCCGGCCCGGCTCCGGTTCTATGACGCCGATCTCGACTATGCCGAGGTCGGCGGCGAGGCGATCCTGCGGCTCGGTGATCGGCGGCTGACCGGGGCGGCGTGCTGGTGGGATCCCGCCTACGGCGATCCCGAGCGGGGCGACGGCAGCGTGGTCGCCTGTGTGTTTACCGATGAAGACGGCAACAGCCGGATCCACGATGTCGCCTACCTGACCTTCGATCGGGCGCGTTTGCCGGAGACCGATGAGCTGACACAGCAATGCGAGTTGGTCGCTGACTTTGCCGAGCGCCACTACCTGCCGGGTGTGCTCGTTGAGGACAACGGCCTCGGCAAGATGGCACCGGGCATCCTCCGCAACGTGGTGCGCGAACGGGGCCTGGCGATCAGCGTCACGGCGAAGACCAGCACGCGCACCAAGACGTTGCGCATACTCGATGCCTTCGATGCGCGCCTCGCCGCCGGCAGGCTGCTCGCACACGGCCGACTGCAAGGGTCGCGGCTGTTGACGGAGATGGCGGAATGGCGACCTGACACGAATGGTGCGGACGACGGTCTCGATGCAGTCGCGGGCTGTCTGTTGAGTGAGCCGCTTCGCCTGCCGATGCTGCCCACCCGCATAACTGATGCGCCGCGACGCGATTGGCGCCAGGGCCTCCGACCGGTCCGCGCCAAAGCCCGCTTCACCCCCTGATCCCGATTGTGAAAGGACGACGTCATGCCGATCGGTTTCGACCCAAAGGGCGGCTCATCAACCGCTCCAATGCGCCAAACTTTTTCCGCGAAAAAGCTGTGCTTGCCAAAACCCTGCCATAATTAGGGACAATCGTTGTTCAGTCGACGGCTGAAGCAGCGAGCCTCTGACACAAACTGCGCTTTTGCAACTGACCATCCGCTCCGACCTGCCGGGGCGGCAACCCTCGACCTGTGCCCGGTGACCGGGCCGGGTCCCGATTGAAAGGAACGCCCCATGACAGACCCCGCTTTGCCGTTCGGCATTCACCTCTCGACGATCAATGTGATGTGGATGATCTCCGTCGCCCAGTTGCTCGCCATCATCGTTCTGCTGTGGCTGCACTGGCAGACCCGCCGGGACATGGAGGACGCCGTCAATGACGCGACCCACGAAGCCGAAACCAGCTTCGCCTTCCTGCGTGAAAGCCTGGCGAGCTACAAGATGGAAGCCGACCGCGCCTACGCCTCTCATCGCCGGGTCAGCGCCATTGAGCGCCGACTGCGCGATCACGATGGCGTGCTTGAGGACCTCGCCGCCCCCGTAGCGCGCACGGGTGAAGCAGGCGGTGCGGCATGAGCATCCCGGCAAACAATGCATCATGCTCGGCGACAAACCGGATCGTCGCCAACGACAACCTGTCCGAACGCGACCGAACGATCGATATCCTTGCCCGTACGCTGTGGGGCGAGGCACGCGGCGAGACAGTCCGGGGCAAGGAAGCCGTCTGTGCCGTGATCCTCAACCGGGTCAACCGAGCGCATCGCAAAGGCCGTTACTGGTGGGGCAACGACATCGCCGAGGTCTGTACCAAGCCGTATCAGTTTGCCTGCTGGAACAAATCGGACCCGAACCGGCGCAAGGTGATGGCTGTGACGATGGAGAACCGGGCATTCCGAACATGCCTCCGGATCGCGGAAAAGGCGGTGCACGGTGGGCTCGACGACCCGACATCCGGCGCGACCCACTATCACACCAGGGCCGTCAGCCCACCATGGAGCCGGGGCCGCCGACCGGCGGCCGAGATCGGTCGCCACCTGTTTTACAACGACGTCGAATAGCCAAGGGGAAACATCATGCTGCAGTTGATCGGCGCGGTCGCGGCACCGCTGCTGAAGGGTCTGTTCGACGTCGTCGACCAGGCGGTCGAGGACAAGGACGAGGCGGCGCGCATCAAGTCCCGCCTCCAGCAACAGGTCCTGACTGGCCAGATGAAAGAGCTCGAGCAGGCGACGAGAATCATCGTCGCCGAAGCGCAATCGGAAAGCTGGCTCGCCAGAAACTGGCGTCCGCTGACCATGGTGTTCTTCGTCGCCATCATCGGCGCGTGGTGGTTCGGCTTCACGCCTGAGCGTGCATCGGAAGCCCTGATGCTGGAACTGTTCGAGATCGTGAAACTCGGCCTCGGCGGTTATGTCGTTGGCCGCAGCGTCGAGAAAGGCATCCGGGTGTGGAAGGAGGGATAA